CATCTTCTTTTGTACTAGCAATAAGTTGATCAAAGTCTACACGTTGTTTCCATTCTTCAGTTTCCCATAACCGCTTACTTGAAATACCTTTTGCTTCTTCACTAAAACATTTTGTACAACTACTAGGTGTTTCGCCATTTAGCATTTGTAGTCTTGTTCTTCTCATATGTTCGCTGTTCCATACTTCTTCTATAGTATGGTCACGTAGGTTCATAGCAATACCATCTTTCTTAACAAGTCCTGCTGTTTTTTCATCTTGTTTACCCGCACCACTGGCATTGGCAGTACAACAAACTCTAACATCTCCGTTAGGTCTTGTAGCTAAATGTATCCAGGGTAATGGGCAAAATGTTTTACTCATACTATTGCTTTTCCTACTTGTTCACCTATCTTTTTATAATCTAATATTTTTCCTGTAATAGTACAGTCTTTCATATTGTTATAGTTAATTGCTTTTAGTGTAATACAATCTCCTACTACCTGTGCAAGTATTCCTATTGCACTATGACAGTCACCGTCTACAAACTTCAATGCTGTACGTTCTGCTAGTACACTATAAAATGTATCCAGATGATTTATTTGCCTTACTAGAGCGGTGTAAGGGCTCATAGTACGTGTCTGTATAGCAATAACACCTTGTCCAACTGCTGGCAACATATGATCAAATCCAAATGTATGTGTAATATGATCTTGTAAACCTAATATTTCTATTCCAGCCCTTGCTAGTACAACTGCATCATACTCACCGTTTTCTACTTTTCTAATTCTTGTTGGTACATTACCTCTGATATGTTTTACTACCAATGATTCATCTATTAGTGTAAGCTGTTCTAATCTTCTTGGTGATCCTGTTCCTACTACTGCTCCAGTGTGCAATTTTCCTACTACACAATCTCTTGGATCATTACGTTTTAATACTCCTGCAAGAATTAACTCCTTAGGCATTATAGTTGGCAAGTCTTTTGTGCTGTGTACTGCAATATCAATAGTTCCGTTAAACAATTCATCTTCTATACGTTTACAAAATACTCCTTTGCCTCCTATGTCAGCAATAACTTTATGTTCATGGATATCACCGTCTGACTTTATAGGAATTATTTCTACAGTACAATCGAGCTGTTCTAGTTTTTTAGTTACTAGTTCTGCCATAGCTAACGATAGTTCGCTACCTCTACAACCTAATCTTACTTTCATCGTTTTCTCCCTATTAGCATATACCTTGTGTATTTAGGTAGCTCTAGTTCTGCTTCTTCTGATACGTCTAGTTTAGATTTGCGTTTAAATTCTGATAGACTTTTCATACAGTTTACGTGTTCTTCATGTTCAAAGTAATTATTACTTTGTAAAACAATTTGTGCTCCATGAGGAATTTTGTCTAACCACTTTTCATACTGCTCTTGTGTTATGTGTTCACAACTTGTATTGATAACAAAATAAGGTTCTCTCTCGTATTCGTAATCACACATATCCGCAGTTACACTTGTAAACAATCCGTCTATCTCTTGACGCTTGTTCATTGTACTGGCAATTTCTTTGCACTTAGGATCTATGTCAATACTTGTAATATGTTTCATTCCTAGTTCACTATTGAATATCATACTAGCCAACACGCCATTCCATCCACCATGTATTACGCACTCTGCATTTCTAACTGCCTTATGCTTTTCAAGAAATTCAATTAACCACAACTTACTTTTAAGCTGTCCTCCCCAGAAGCTTTCAAGTGTGCGATCACGATCCTCGCTGTTACGAATTGCGTCCATCCAGAATTTTATATCGTCTATATCAATCTTCATTTCTTATATCTTTATTATAACTTTGTACTTCTTCAAGTATGCTTAAATTAACTTCATACTTTTTTGCAGTATTAATTATTGCTTTTATATCCTTTGGAAAACAATGTCCTCCATAACCTCTTTGTTTTGTAACTTCTGTATGACTTGTACCTATACGTCTATCTGCACCTACACCTACTGCAACTGCATCATAGTTAATATCGGCCGCTTCACATAGGTCGTGCATTTGGTTAAAGAACGCAACTTTGTTTGCTAAAAAACTATTTCTAAAGTATTTAATCATAATTAATTCTTCAGGACTACAGTCAACACCAATAGTAATCTTACCTAGTGCTTCTATAAGCACACTAGCCCAACGATTAGTATCTCCTCCTGCTAACATAAAATGTTCTGTATTACGCAGGTCTTCAAGAGCTGTTTTGGCACGTAAAAACTCTGGACTAAATGTTACTTGTACATCACTATATTCTTCTTTAATAATGTTCCAACATTGTAAGTCTATTGTGCTTTTAATAAGTACCGGAACTTCTAGTTTATCTGCAATTTCTAATATGTCAAGTACGTTTGACGAATCACAATTTCCATTAGGTAGTTCAGGAGTAGAAACACAGCAAATTATACCGTGGATGTCTCCACCTATTACTGCATCATATCCTTGCTTTGGATCATGCACTACTATATCATAGCTACCTTTTAGTATCTCGTGATATGCTTTACCTACATATCCATGGCCTGCAATTATTAACTTCATTGTCCTCTCTCCACAAACTGTTCATTGAGTTTATCAAAACTTCCACATTGTTTCGAACACTCTTTTAATCCTGTTGTATTCCAACAGTTACTAATTTTAGTAAAATATCCACTATTGAATACATCTTCTAAACTTTCATCATGTAAGTTAGGATACCTTCCAACCTTTATCATGTAGTCTATTCTACTTGGGTGTATTTGAGGTACCCATTTTAAATCTAACCAACAGCAAGGAGATACGTTTCCATATGCACTAACATATAGCATATGATCTTCTACTGCTTTACAAGTTATCTTTGGTAGCTTTTCTTCTCTAGCTTTTTCCATAGGTTCAATCATTTCTAAACTTTTCTTTGAAGGATAAAGAGTATCAACTTTGTTATAGTTTTCATCAACAACATCAAACTTGCCATCTCTAAAACGTGTAGTGTGCTTAACTTGAAACTCTTTGAATCCTAATTTTTTAGATAACGCACGGCAATCTTCAATCTGATGTTCATTGTGCTGAAATACAATCATATCCCAACGTGCATTACCACCAGCTTCTATAAAAGTTTGTGCATTTTCTATAATTTTATTCCAGTTTGTGTTTACCCTGTATCTTGCATGGGTATCTTCTAACCCGTCAAGAGCAAAAGCTGATACTACATCTACCTTTGCAAGGTCTCTCCACCATTGTGCTACACGACCACTTCCGTTAGTATGCATTGTTAGTCCCATAGTTTTGTTATATCTTCTTAGGTACTGATATATTTCTAACGTATCCTTTGCAATAATAGGATCTCCTAGATTACCACACATATTAAGATGCCATAGTTGTTTTATAAAATCTATACTGAACCATTTTTTAAATTTTTCTTCAGTAATTTCATCTAGCACTAATCCATCAAGTAGAGGTCCTCCGTTAATGCGTCTTGCACACATAGGACACTTTGCTTGACATTTAGTAGTAACTTCTAAATGTATAGACTTTATGTCTTCTAACTTATACATTCTTTTCCTTTGGTATCTTACTGTCTGCACTACTAACACACGTTGGAGTTATGCACGGCATTGGTGCTTTAAACAGCTCAAATCCGTCTTGTAACGTGCCTAAAGGTTCATCATGACAACTATATGCACGTTTTACTTCTCCGCCTGGTTCTCGTATAATACAGCTTTGATATCCTGCGTTACAGTTCCAACCTTTAAACTTATTGAAACCAAATGCATTTAATCTTTCTGCTTGATCAACATAATGCTTTACTCCTTCATCATCTTTGAGTATGATTTGCGGTTCGTAGTCTTGCTGGTTTTCGTATTGAAGTATTGTTTTTTGTTCTTCTGTGTAACCACCGACCACATATGACGCAGTTGGGTCACTTTGCGGTTTAAGAGTGACGTGTAAGCCTCTATTACTAAATCTTTTACTTCTTTCATAATATTCTTCCCATAGCTCTGGTACCATAACTTGATTGATAGTTACAAGTACTCCTTCATCTTGAAGATATAAAAGTTTATCTCCAAAGTCTTGTTCGTTGGCAAACTCTGCATGGTAACTTGCTGTAATACTTCTTCTGTCCATTAGTTCCGTTGCGTCAAGCCAACGTTTCCACCAAGTCTTTGCAGGACTGCAATTACTTGTCATGTGTATACTTAAATATTCGCTTTCATAATCTTCGTAGTACTTAATTAGATCAACTAACTTTTTGTATGCAGTAGGTTCTCCACCGCTAAAACTAAAATGAAATTGATCAAAGCCGTTTGCTTTTGCTTGTTTTTTGATCTCGTCTATTGCGTTAGTGTACACTTCAAACTGTCTGTGGTCAACTGTTTTACTTCTTGCATACGGCCAACAGTAACTACATTCATAGTTACAGAAACGACCAAGTATCCAACTAACTGTGAACAGTTTAGTATTCAATAAGTTCTTATGCCCAAGTTTTACTATTTTATCAAACGGTATCAAGACTTTCCTCCATAGCAAAACGCTGTTCTAACCAATCAAAGTCATTAATTAGTTTTAGATTACTGATATTATCGCGATTAACAATACCAAAGTCACTGCCGCTCCTAGCACCTCGTACGCAAAATGATCCGAATTCTTTTTCTTCTCCTTTTGAACACCAAGTGATAAGTCGTTTTTCTGTTTCTTCATCTACTTGTCCTTTAATAGTTCTACTTGATAACTTAACACATTCTCTAAACGCACTCTTCCAAGTATTGAATGGGTCTGTATTAAATCTAGTGATGTTACTCACATGAGGCATAGCTTTAAATCCTTTAGATATACTTGTGGTCATATCCGGGGTACTAGTATCTACGTTTATAGTAAGTCTTCTTGGTAGGAGTTTAACACCACCATAACCGTAGATTAGTTCGTTTATAGGATTTTCGCTACGCCACACGTGGACACAATCTAAATCATAGTCGTTGACTATATGATCTAAATTGAATTCGGGTAATAAATCTGCGTCACCGTCAATGACCCAGAACATTTTAGTTGAACATTTTTTTGCCGCGGCAATATGAGCATTATGTATTCCTTTGACTCCGTGTACCCTTTTAGCATTAGGATAACGTTCACATAATTTTTGATACCTGATGTTTGCATCGGGCTCGTTATAACTTATGAATACTATATCATACATATTGTTCTAGCTCTTGTGCCAACTCCTTGTGAATATTTCTATCTGGGTGGCAGTTATCAGGAAAGTGTTTACTTGCCTTCATTGTTTCTATAGTTTTTTCGTATGCATCAACTATACTTTTAAAATATGTTTCCGGGCCATCTTTTACTACTGCACTTACATCTACCAAGTCTGGTCTAGCACGTCTTAATAAGTTTACTGTAGGCCAACTACTCATAAGAGGTATTTCATGACCTAATATTTTATCCATCCAGTTGCGATGAACGTGTTTGATAAAACTATACTGTGATAAATCTTGTGTAAGTTTGCCCCAACCTTCTACAATAATCCAAGGTACTTTAGTTTCATTATAAATTTGTTGTGCATTATCTAAACACATCTTTATAAGTTGTGAATTCATATCATCAATGCTAGTTGCGTTTGCTACAATTTTATCACGTTGTATAAAATACTTTTCTAAATCTTTAAGCCCTGCTTCTGCTGGCCAACGTGGTGGTTGTAAATCTCTAATAGGCTCTGTTACTATCCATACTATAACATCTGGGTTATAAAATACAGGACTAGTGAAAGGTGGAGCAAGTCCTAATGCTTCTTCAACTTTAAATAACGACTCACTGTTACATCCGCCACCGATGCTGTAGTTTACAGTAGCATGACCTTTTAAATCTAGATAGTACCCAAACCCTGGCCAAACTACGTTAAAAGGTTTAGCATGGTCGCCTTCAATATATAATTCATCGTTATAAGGTCTAAACACTTCTGGGTTATCAGGATTGGCAACTGCTGGTCCTGGAATAAGTGTACCCCATTCTCCTAGACCGTTGCTATCACCTACTATTAATATTTTACTCATCTTGTGTTTCCGTAATGTACTACAGTATCTCCTTTAAAAGATCTCCATGGATCAAATACTGTTATACCCTGTGGTGGATTATTATCTTCTTCATGTACTCTTACCCATACAGTAGCTTTGTCATTAACTATAAAGCCACCGTGTTTTTTTACATAATGTTGAACTAGCAAACTGTAACTACCGTCAACATAATCAACGCCTGGCTTGTAACTGTCGCTACTGAACTGAATACGTTGTCCGTGCTTTAATATTTCAATAGCCATATTTTCAGCTTGTATTTCACGAGCATTCATTACAGCATCAAATATATCATAACCTAGACCAAGTTCCTTGGCCATATAACGTAATGCAATATTATCACGTGGGTGACAAGCACCACCGTCGCCCATTCCTGCTTTCATGTACGCCTTACTAATAATACGCATTGTTGAATCTGCAAGTGCTTTGGTAACTACATCAACATTTATATTTCCTTGCTTCTGTGCTACGTCCTGCATCATATTAACAAGTCCAATTTTAGTACTAATAAATGTATTATAAAAAACTTTTATACATTCACACTCGTCCCAGGTACCTATTTCATAACGTGGATTATTTTCCATGCAAGATTCGTAAAATTCTTTAAGTTGTTTTGCATCACCTGTTAGTGAACCATCTTCAGTTCCAATCATAACCATTTCTGGATTTATCATATCCCAGGCTACTGTACCCATAGCAATTAAGTAAGGATTATATACAAAACGTGTGTTGGGTACTAATGGTACAAATTCTCTACGTGTTGTTCCAGGAAGTACAGTACTAATAAGAACAAGTAATTGATCTTTGTTCATATACTTGTTTGCTTCTTCTAAACATTCTTTTACAATATTGTAACTAAAATCTTTTGGTTCTAAATGAGCCGTAGGAGCTCTGCCATCATACGCAGGATCGTGCGGAGTTGGTACTGCAATGAACACAATATCTTGTCCCACTACTGCTTCTGCAATACTATCTTTTACATTAACTGTTTTGCTTTTTACGTCTACAACATCGTATCCGCTAACTGTATGGCCTTTTGTTGCAATAGCTTCTGCACAAGGTAAACCTAATTTACCCAAACCGATAAAACTAATCTTCACACTAATCTCCTACCATTAAATGCGTATATAAATACAGTAGTATTTATGGATCTATATGAAAATGAATGTTATTCAAGACTTCTTAAGTTTTAACCAATGGGTATATACCCCTAAAAGCACCCAAACTATGGTGTGCTTAAATGAGGCTTTTGAAAACTCAAAAATTAATCATAAGGATATAGATGTATATCCTGTGCTAATTCAATACCCACCTTGGACAGCTAAGAGTGACTTCTTTCAATATATAAAACCAAAAGCTAGAAAGCAACTACGCAAGAATCCTAATGCATTTTTTATATTTGATGCAAGTACCGAAGGCTTTAGTCCTGTTGCAGACAGTACACCATTTCTTACTATTTTATATAAAGTAGTAAAAAACTATGGAATACCTGCTAACAAGATATTCTTTTGTTCTAGTAATATGCGTGATCAAGAAAACCTTGAAACATACAATAGAGAAAACAATATTAAAAATTCAATTAACGTTTTTACTTACCTAAACTTTGAACGAATGATACTAGGAGTGCAAGGCCAAACAGAAGTTCAAATGGATAATACAAGATATCATATAGAAGATACTTCTACCATTGATGCTATTGTGCGTAAAAGGTTAGACACAACTATAGCAAGAACTAGACAGCTTTATCAAGATCCTAAAGCTAGTAGAT